TCGAGCCGCGCAGCAGCACGGCCATCGCCGCCGGCCTTTCATCTTTCCAGAACAAAAAGGCGCAGCTGCACCACCAGGGCTTCGACCAGGCTCGCGGCGTCACCGATCCGAAGAAAGCCCGCAAGAGAATGCGCGCCAAGGATCGGCCGCTGGAGAATGACTTCGTCAGCGACGAGGCGTTCGATCAGATGCTGCTGGCGTGGTTCTCCAACGCTGCTCGCGTGCTCAAGCCCGGCGGCTCGTTCTACATCTGGGGCGGGTACGCAAACCTGGGCAATTATCCTGCACCGCTCAAGAAAGCGGGCCTGTATTTCAGCCAGGGGATCGTCTGGGACAAGCAGCATCCCGTTCTCACGCGCAAAGATATGATGGGATGCTTTGAATTAGCCTTCTATGGGTGGAAGGAAGGCGCAGGTCACCATTTTTACGGGCCAAATAACGCCACCGACCTCTGGCATGTCAAGAAGGTAAACCCCCAGGCGATGGTCCACCTGACCGAGAAGCCGGTCGAGTTGGCCACCCGCTCGATCCAGTATTCATCCAAGCCCGGCGAGAGCGTTCTGGACCTGTTCGGCGGCAGCGGTTCGACGCTGATCGCTTGCGAACAGACCGGCCGCCGAGCGTTCCTGATGGAGCTGGATCGGGCTTACTGCGACGTGATCGTCCAGCGTTGGGAAAAGTTCACCGGCAATAAGGCCCGGCGGATCGCGGCCGCCAAGCCCGAGGTCGAAGCCGAGGCGGAGGTGATCGCTTGATCTACCTCGCCTCCCCATACAGCGACGCCGACCCGGCGGTCGAGCAGGCGCGCTTTGACGCCGTCTGCCGAGCGGCGGCTGTGCTGATGCGCCGGGGCTTCCTGATCTTCTCGCCCATCGCCCATTCGCATCCGATAGCGCGGTTTGGCCGACCGACCGATTGGTCGTTTTGGCAGCGATATGACAGCGCGATGCTGACCAAATGCGATGAATTGTGGGTGCTGACGCTGCCGGGCTGGGATCGTTCGGTGGGCGTGCAAGCGGATGTGCGTTTGGCCAACGAGCTGGGCAAGCCGGTGTGGCTGGTCGATCCGGTCAAACTGACCACTGAGAACACCCCGGAAGTGACCGGGGCGTCTCATGCAGCAGCGCTAGTGGCTGGACTACCCCTTCAGGGTAAACTTGCCGCGTTCGGCCTTGGCGAATCGGCTGGCGTCGCCCTTGGTCTTGATCTCGCGCGAAATGGCCGCGTAGAGGGTATTCGCGGGCGTCTTGCCGTCTCGCGGCGTCCACAATCCACGGGCGACCGCCAGGTCCACGATGTCCTTGCATCGCATCGGGTCGCCGGTGCCCAGCGAAAGCAGGTGTGCCGCCGCGTCCAGCAGGCTCATCGGCTTGGCCTCCCGCTTGGCCCCCGTCGCGCCACGTTCGTCCGTGTCGCGTTGGAACGCATCGGTGGCGTCCTGGGCCGCAGGCTCGGTCAAGCAGGCGTTCCCATCGCCCGATTCACGAATCGCCTTGCTCTGGTCGGCGTGCCTGCGGCGGTTTTCCTCGGGCGTCGACGTCGACCAGGATGCGTCCGCCAAGCGTTTTCTCAGCCTCTGGGCGCTTTTGATGCGGATGGTCTTGCCGGTCTTGGCACTGACGCCTTCCCAGCCGCCGCTGGGGTGCTCGCGGACGAGCTTCACCGGGACCAGGTTGTCGGCAACCTTCACCAGGTACGTCGCGCCAATCTGTACGTCGCTGTTCTTCATGGTCGTTGCTCCTTCGGCCGTGTTCGGGCTGGCCAGGCCCATGTGGGGGTCTTACAAACCGAGTTCTTCTGCGAGGCGGCTCTGCTGGTCCCAACCGCCGAGGGCCTGGGCCAGTTGTTCGGTGAACCAGCGGACCTCGCGGTCTACGTTCTCGTCGTTGGTGCGTGCGGGCTGCAGCCAGGAAGCGATGGCGGCGACGGCCTCGGGCGAGAGGTTCTCGCGCAGGGCGTCGACCAGCGCGGTGCTTCCGGGGGTGGCGTCGGCGCGACCGGCGTCGTAGGCGGCTTGCAGGGCGCTTTTGGCCTCCCACACCGCGACGGTGTGGAAGTCCAGGGCGTCATGCTTGCGGGTCTCGAGCGTCTCGATCTGCATATGCTCCTTGGCGATCCGGGCGAGGGTGCTCTCGATGGTTGTCATCGCGGTTCTCCTTGGTTGGGGTTTGCGGTTTCAAATCCGGCAGGTGGCCGTGCTTCCCGGCCACACGCGGACGCGGTAGCTCTCGATGCGGCCATCGACGATCAGCTTCACCTGCACGCTGCCCTGGCTGACCGGGTAGGCGTCGAAGACCTCGTAGAAGCCGGTGGCGAACCAGACCACGTCGCCGGGTTTGAGGTCGTGCCAAGGGCGCTGGGTGGTCGACGTCCCGTCGGGTATCGCGTGCGTTCTTCGCTGCTTCCGCATGGCCTATCTCCTTGTGGTTACTGGCGTTACGTTCGTTTCAACAGCCACATTCAGCCATGCTCTCGCCAGGACATCAAGGCAATTAACCCGCTGTGGCAACAGAACTTACAGATTTTCGCAACTAGGCCCCGCATCTAGAGATATGACCAAGCAGACCCTGAAAATCACCGCCCTGACGCCGGAGCAGGCCGCCCGGATTCTGGCCAGCGCCTACAAGCGGCGGATCGACGCCGAGCAGGTGCGCCAAGTGGCCGAGGATGGGCAGTTGCTGCGGGCAGATGGAACCTTCAGCCTGATCGATTACGTGGCCTTCCTGGCCCGGGAGGTGACCGGTGGCCACGAGGATTGACCCGCGCAAGCTCCGCCCGGCCGATCTGCTGCGCCTGGTGAACGCTGCGGATTTCGGCAGCGTGCTGACGGAATTCCAGCTTCGCCGCCACCGGAACCAGGCCGGCTACACCATCGGCGACGCGCGGACGGTGGACCTGTTCCGCTATGCCGCCTGGCTGACGTTGGAGTATTTCAAGCCCAAGCGAGTGCCACTGAGCTACGAGGAGCAGAAGGCACGCCAAGCCGAGCGCAATGCGGAGCTGGTCCGCGCCGCCCAGGAGATCGGCGAGATTCCGGCGGTGGTCGATCCGCAGCGGAAGGCACGCGGGGAAGAGTCGTTTCGCCGGTTCTGCGAGACCTACTTCCCGGAGGTGTTTTATCTGCCCTGGTCGGACGACCACCTGCGGGTGATCGACAAAATCGAAAAGGCGGTACGCACCGGTGGGCTGTTTGCGATGGCGATGCCGCGTGGATCGGGGAAAACGGTGCTGTGCCAGACGGCGGTGCTCTGGTCGGCTCTGATCGGGGCGACGCCGTTCGTGTGTTTGATCGCTGCCAGCGCCGAACGCGCCCGCGACCTGCTGGAAAACATCAAGATCTGGCTTGAGACCAACCCGCTGCTGGCGGAAGACTATCCCGAAGTGACCTACCCGATCCAGTGTTTGGAGCGGATCACCAATCGCCAGAAGGGTCAGAAGCACAGGGGCGAGCCGACACGCATCGACTGGGCGTCCGACCGCATCGTGTTACCCACCATTGCCGGCAGCAAGGCTTCCGGGGTGGTGATCTCGTGCAGCGGCATGAAGGGCTCGGACATTCGCGGACAGAACTACGCCCGCGCCGACGGTCAGGTGGTGCGGCCGCAGCTGGTCTTGGTGGACGACCCGCAGACGACCGAGTCGGCCTGGTCGCCGTCGCAGAGCCAGCGCCGCGAGGCGATTCTCGCTGGCGACGTGCTGGGCATGGCCGGGCCGGGCAAGAAGATCGCCGGACTGATGGCCTGCACCGTCATTCGCCCCGGCGACATGGCCGATCGTCTCTTGGACCGCGAGAAGCACCCGGAGTGGCAAGGCGAGCGGACGAAGATGGTCTACGCCTTCCCGACCAACGAGAAGCTCTGGGCCAAGTACGCCGAGATTCGGGCCGATTCGCTCCGCAACGACGGCGACGGCAGCGAGGCCACCGAGTTCTACCGCACCAACCGCGAGGCGATGGACGCCGGCGCGATCATCGCCTGGCCGCAGCGGTACAACGCCGATGAGCTGTCGGCCATCCAGCACGCGATGAACCTGAAGTTCCGCGACGAGGCCGCGTTCTTCGCCGAATACCAGAACGAGCCAATCGCGATGGATATTGGCGAAGAGATGCTCACGGCCGAGCAGATCGCCGGCAAGCTCAACGGCTATCGGCCCGGGGAGATCCCGCTGGGCGTCAACCACCTGACGATGTTCATCGATGTGCAGCAGAAGGTGCTGTTTTGGATGCTTTGCGGCTGGGAGGAGAATTTCACCGGCTACATCGTGGACTACGGCACCTGGCCGGATCAGCGCCGCGCCTACTTCACGCTGCGGGACGTGCGGGCGACGATCCAGCGGACCGCCCCCGGGGCCGGCCTGGAGGGCCAGGTCTATGCCGCGCTGGATAGGCTCTGCGCCGAGCGACTCGGCCGCGTGTACCGCCGCGAGGATGGGGCCGAGATGCGGATTGACCGCTGCCTGATCGACGCCAACTGGGGCCAGTCTACTGACGTGGTGTACCAGTTCTGTCGGCAGAGCAGCTTTGCCGGCGTCCTGCTGCCCAGCCACGGCAAGTATGTGGGCGCGTCAAGCATTCCGTTCAGTGAATACCGGCGCAAGCGCGGTGACCGCGTGGGTCTGCACTGGCGCATCCCCAACACCATCGGCAAGCGCCAGGTTCGGCACGTGCTGATCGACACGAACTACTGGAAGAGCTTCGTCCACGCGCGCCTGGCCGTGGCGATGGGCGATCCGGGCTGCCTGTCGCTCTACGGCCGAGATGAGAAGGCCCACCGCTTGCTGGCCGACCATCTGACGGCGGAGTACCGCGTCAAGTCGGCGGCGCAGGGGCGAACGGTCGACGAATGGAAGTTGCGGGCGACGCGCCCGGATAACCACTGGCTGGACTGCGTGGTCGGCTGCGCCGTCGCGGCATCGATCCAGGGCGCATCGTTACCGGGCATCGCGGATGGACCAGCGCGGCCCAAGCAGCGCATCAGGCTCTCGGAACTGCAGCGGAGTCGCTGACCATGAATCAGACTGTCACATCGAGGCCGATCGCGACACCACACGTGGGTCTGGTTTGCCGACACTGCGGTTGTCGCCACTTCTATACCGTGTACACGCGCCGGCGCAACGATGGGATCATCCGACGAAAGCGCTGCCGCAACTGTGGGCAAACGATCACCACCCGTGAGAAAATCGTCTGAGATACCACATCTGGCACGATGTTCCCGAAACCCGCCATGGGACGGCGAACATTCGGTCTGAGCGGGTAATCACTTCATGACGGGCGCGGTGCCCAAGCAGTGATGCCCATGACCGACACCCTTGACAACTCGATTAAGACCAACGCCCAAGGTCCAGCCAAGGCCAGTGGCGATTCGGGCAGCATCGAGCAACACAAGCTCTCCGAGCAGATTGCCGCCGACAAGTACCTGGAGTCGAAGAAGGCCAGTCGTGCTAAAGGTCTGGGGGTCAAGCTCGCCAAGATTTCGCCGGGGGGGACCGTCTGATGTGGCCGTTCCGCAAAGACAGGAAGGCCCGGCGGTCCCTCCCGGCCTGGCCGAGGATTCCGGGCTGGGTGCGGGCGCGGTTCGACGCGGCGCAGACCACCGCCGAGAACGCCCGGCACTGGGCGATGGTCGATTCGCTGTCGGCCGACGCCGCCGCCTCGGCGGACGTGCGCAAGAAGCTGCGGGAGCGCGCCCGCTACGAAGTGGCCAACAACAGCTACGCCAAGGGGATCGTGCTCACCATCGCCAACGACTGCGTCGGCACTGGCCCGCGCCTGCAGCTGCTAACGGACAATCCCGAAGCCAACCGGAAGGTGGAAGCAGCCTTTGGGCAGTGGGCCAAGGCGGTGAAACTGGCTGAGAAGCTGCGCACCATGCGCATGGCCAAGACCACCGACGGCGAAGCCTTTGCTGTGCTTAGCGCCAATCCGAAGGTCGATTCCCCGGTGACGCTGGATGTGCAACTGGTCGAAGCCGACCGCGTCGCCTCGCCAATCTTGTCGGTGTTGCCCACCGATGGCGACATTGACGGCATCACGCTCGACGCCTGGGGCAATCCGCAGACCTATAGCATCCTCCGCCAGCACCCGGGCGATCTTTCGGCATGGAAGACGCAGTATGACCTGGTGCCGGCGGAGGCGGTGATCCACTGGTTCCGGGCCGACCGGCCGGGTCAGCACCGGGGCATCCCGGAGATCACGCCGGCGCTGCCGCTGTTTGCGCAGTTGCGCCGCTACACCCTGGCGGTCATTGCGGCAGCGGAAACAGCCGCCGACTTTGCCGCCGTGCTCTTCACCGATGCCCCGGCCAACGGCGAGGCCCAGGCGCTGGAGCCGATGGACGTGGTCGAGCTGGAAAAGCGCATGGCCACGGTGTTGCCTGACGGCTGGCGTCTGGGGCAGATCGAGGCCCAGCAGCCCACGACCAGTTACGCCGAGTTCAAGCGGGAGATCCTCAACGAGATCGCACGCTGCCTGAACCTGCCCTACAACATCGCTGCCTGCAACAGCTCGGGCTACAACTACGCCTCGGGGCGTCTGGATCACCAGACCTACTACAAGTCGATCCGGGTTGAGCAGGCCCACCTGGCCGAGGCGGTGCTGGACCGAATCTTTGCTGCCTGGCTGGATGAGGCTCAGCTGGCCCTTGGTCTGCCCGACCTGCGCGGGGCGGCCCACCAGTGGTTCTTCGACGGCACCGAGCATGTCGATCCGGCCAAGGAAGCCAGTGCCCAGGCGACGCGTCTGGCCAGCAACACCACCACACTCGCCGCCGAGTATGCCCGCCAGGGCAAGGACTGGGAGACGGAACTCCACCAGCGTGCCAAGGAAAAGAAGCTGATGGCCGAGCTGGGGCTCACGGAGGAGCCCCGCCCGGCCATCGATGACCAAGAGGAGAGCGACACGGATGTCCAGCAGGCAGCCTGACTATTTCACTTTCCGCTGCCCGATTGCCGTCGAGGCGGCAGGTGACGCCGACAAGCCCATGCCGCGCTTCCGCATGGTGGCCTACACCGGCGGAACCATGCGGATCGCTGGGTTCCCGCACCCAGTCGTGGTGGACCTCGAAGGCCTGGCCATCGAGCGCCAAGACATCCCGGTCCGCCTCGACCACAACCCGCGCCAGGGGGTGGGCCACACGCAGCGCGTCGCCATCGAGAACGGCCAGATTATCGCCGAGGGCCTGATCAGCCGCGATACGTCCTGGGCCAGGGATGTGGCCAAAAGCGCCGTCAACGGCTTTCCCTGGCAGGCCAGCATCGGAGCGGCCGTGGTGGATGCCGAGTTTGTCCCCAGCGGCCAGAGCGTCACCGTCAACGGCCGAACATTCAGCGGGCCGCTGCACGTGGTCCGCCAGGCGATTCTCAAGGAGATCTCATTCGTGGACAGCGGCGCAGACCCGGCCACTTCGGCCCGCATCGCCGCCCAGCACAAGGAGCAAGCAGTCATGGATGACACCACGACGGTCAGCACGACCAATCAGAACCCCGCCCAGACGGATGCGGGACAGACGCAGGACGCGACTGGCACCACTGCGGATGCGCAAGGCCAGCCCACCGCACAAACGGATTCGCCCTCGCAGTCCCAGACGCAGACGGCTCAAGCACCCGCGACGTCGGACACCCTCAATGCCTCCGCCTGTGCGGATGACCCGGTAACCCGGTTGCGCCAGCAGATGGCGGCCGAGACTCGGCGTATCGAGGCGATCCGCCGAATCTGCGCCGGCAAGCATCCGGACATCGAGGCCAAGGCCATCGAGGAAGGTTGGGACGAGAATCGCACCGAGTTGCACGTGCTGCGCGCCAGCCGCCCGCAGGTACCGGCGGTCGCCAGCCGACCGCGCAACGCCAGTCCCCAAGTGTTCGAAGCCGTGGCTTTGATGGCTAGCGGCCTGCCGAACAGCCGCATCGAGGCGATGTACGCCGAGCCAATCCTGGAAGCCGCCGACAAGCTGCGCGGCGTGGGCATCCAGGAGTTCTGCGAACTGGCCTGTGGCCAGCAGCTGCCGCGCTTCCGTCGCGACGCTTCCGGCTGGCTCCAGGCCGCCTTCAGCACCGCGTCGCTGCCGGGCATCCTGTCGAACATCGCCAACAAGATGCTGCTGGAGGGCTACAGCTACGTTGAAGACGCCTGGCGGCAGATCGCCAAGATCGCCTCCGTCAATGACTTCAAGGAGCACACCCGCTACCGCATGACCGGCAGCTTCCAGTTCCAGCAGGTGGGGCCGGATGGAGAGCTCAAGCACGGCCAGCTGGGCGAGCAGACCTTCCGGCAGAAGGCCGACACCCACGGGATCATGTTCGCCCTGACGCGGCAGATGATCATCAACGACGATCTGGGTGCATTCACGGACATCCCGCGCCAGATCGGCATGGGCGCGGCCGAGGCCATCGCCGACGCGGTGTGGGGCCTGTGGCTTTCTAACCCCACCCAGGCGGACGGCAAGGCCTTCTTCCACACCGACCACAAGAACTACAAGGCCGGCGCGGATACTGCGCTGACCGTGGATGGTCTGACGGACGCGGAGGTCGCCTTCGGCAAGCAGGTCAAGCCCAACGGCAAGCCGCTGGGCATCCGCCCGAGCATCCTGCTGGTGCCCACGGCTTTGAAGGTGCCGGCCGAGATGCTCATGAAGAGCGTCACGCTTAACGAGACCACCACGGCCAACAAGCCCAAGCCTAGCGCCAACCCGCACGTGGGCAAGTTCACCGTCGTCTCCAGTGTCTACCTGTCCAACCCCACCTTCCCGGGCGCTTCGGACAAGGCCTGGTACCTGCTGGCCGACCCCAACCGCCTGCCGGCCATCGAGGTGGCATTCCTCAACGGCGTGGACCGGCCCACGGTGGAAAAGACGGATGCGGACTTCAACACCCTGGGCGTGATGTTCCGTGGGTACATCGATTTTGGCGTCAAGGAACAGGACTACCGCGGGGCGCTGATGATGAAGGGCGAGGCGTAAGCCTCGTCCTTCCGGGCCGGACCTGATCTTTCTCTCGAACATTAAGGAGCAATGACCAATGGCAACGGCGATTTTCGTTCATGACGGCGACAGCATTGACTACACCCCCAGCAGCGATGTGGCGGCCGGGGACGTGGTGGTGCAGGGCGACCTGATTGGTGTCGCCAAACGCGACATCCCCGCGGGCACGCTGGGCGCGCTGGCGGTGACAGGCGTCTTTGACGTGCCCAAGGCCAGTGGCGTAGGAACCGCCATCGTGGCCGGCGCGGAGGTCTACTGGGACGCCGTCAACAAGCGTGTCACCACCACCGCCGATGGCCACGAGTACCTGGGCAAGACGGTTCGTGCTGCCGCCGACGCAGACGCGACGGTCCGTGTGCGGCTGGAGCAGTGATCGTGGCTGACCTGCTTCGCCAAGGTTCGCAGTGGCTGGAGCAGATGCGCACGGCGCACTGCTCCAGCCCGGTCGAGTACCGCAGGCCGCCAGAAGCATGGACGGTCCAGGCGACCTTCGGGAAAACCGGCTTTGAGGTCGCCGACGAGTCGGGCCTGACCATCACCGCTCAGGTGTGGGACTTTCTGATCCTCGCCGACGCGCTGCCGGGGGTCGAGCCGGAACCCGGCGACGTGATCGCGGCCAACGGGC